CATTCTTGATGGTGGAACGTTCAGTGAACGATATAGTTTTTTCTTAAAGTACTCAATGTCTGTAATTTCACCAAGGTTTTGTCCTCCTGGGAGTGTTGAGATTTCAGTTCCTCTTCCACCTTCTCTTCTTGGAAGCCAAAAATCTTCAAGCATTGCCATAAATTTTTTATCATCACGGACTTCTCCGGTGCTAGCATCATATACAAGTTTGTTTCTATAACGCATCATAACATCACGGAGGTATTGTTCCGCCTTTATTTTTGGAAGATTGCCTACATCAATATAGAAAATTCTTCTTTCTGGTGCGCGGGATAATCTATAGATTACCAAGCTGTCCTCAATCATTCTCAACTGATTGAGTGATTTGATTGCTTTATGTAAATATGATAAAGTTGACCCCTTATTTCTATCTACAAGACCTGATGTACAATATGCAATAGAATCTTTTGTCATTTTGATTCCAGCACTTCCACCAAGAGATGATGGATTACTTGCTGGATATGTCATTTTTGGATTGTAAATGAAGTACTCCTCAATTTGAGGAAACTCAAAATCCATAGGATTATCTGCATTAATATTTGCTATTCTATACTTATCCTTTTCCGTTCTTTTTTGTTGCCTTACATATCTCATTTTCATTGGATCTATGTAACGCAGCTCTTGGATTCCTTCATGGGGATTTTTTAAATCTATTATTTTGTGATAATAGATTCTTCCGTCAATATACCAATTACGGTAAATCTCATGAGATTTTTTCTCAAAATCTAAAAGAGAGAGAATATATTTAAATTCTTGTCTGATTTTTTTCTTAATACCGTCACTTGCATTAAGATTTGAAAGTTCTATTTCTAATGGACTATCGTTAGTGTCCGATACGATAGCCTCATTTACAATATCCTCAATTGCACTATCGCATTCTGGATGCAGTGCCATTTCACGATACCTTTTGATCAAATCAAATTCAGTTCTATATACACCTTCAATATCTACATAAGAACCAAAAAAACCACTACTCAGGTAGTGGTCAGTCTCGTCCTCATTATTAGGAGGAACTGGACTGACCGTACTCGGAGATAGTGGTTCTGTATCTTCAATTGAAAAACCAAACAATTTCGCCATAATTTATTTTTTCTTATTTATCTTAAGACTATTTATTATGCCTTCGCAGCAGTGTTTCCACTAATGATTTCGTAAGATTGAACCTGGAACTCAACTGTGAATTCCTCAATAGTATCACCACTATCATATGATAGATCAATATTTGAAACACTTGTTGGGAAAATATCAATAAATTTATATGCAGCTAAAATAGCACTGTCAGATCCCTGATTAGTCTTGTTTCCTCCAGTAGCAGAACTGCCAGAACTTCTTCCCAACTGATAAACAGTTGCATTACTCATATATGCATTTGGATCCGTTGCACCGAGGTTATTATCAAGTTTTGCTATTAGTTCGGTCCACGCTTCAAATGCTCTTCTGAGTTTGAAGTCTTCATCGTTGATAATAGTTACAGTCCAAACATCAACAGTTCTGTCTCCAGCAACTTTAAAAGTTCTTCCACGGAAAGGAACATCAATACTTGCAATATTTGATGCAGGAAGAGCAGCTGCTTTACATAGATATTTAAAAATATCTGCATCCCAAGAAATTCCAGTTGGGAAAGTTGTTAATTCAACTTCAAATAGATTGGGGCGAGCACCACCACCTTTTAAAGCACTCTTAAATTGTGAGATTGTTTTGAGTCTTGCCACGGTTCGTTACCTCCTTAAGTTATTTATTGAATAATGATCAAACAGTACCTGCAACTTCTTCAAAACTTATTCCCGTGCGAGTAGCAACGAAGGTAAGAGTTACATAATTAATAGACTTGGCGGGCTTCAGGTAAATGTCCGCTCTAAATTCGTTATTATCAATAACATCAGGAGTGTTGTTAGTTGTGTCACAAACAACAAGGAATCCGTAAAGACCTCTCTTTGCTTGAACATCGCGGAGATATGGTTCAACAATATTCTTAAAGTTTGCTCTTGTCAGTTCATCATTCAATTCAAAGAGTTGTGCTTGTGCTGCTCTTTGAAGTGCTTGTTCAATGGTAAGGAACAGGCGACGAACATTAATTCTATCAAACGCAGAAGCATAACCAAGAGCTGTTTTGTCTCCAAATAAGATAGTTCCAATGCCAGGTTGAGTAATTATTGCATTAACTCTTGCTGGATAAAGTTGATCTCTTTGTGCCTTACTTGGATTATATGCTAGTTTAATAGCATTATTCAAAACTCCTCTTTGCTGTCCAGCAGGTGAAAACCAAGGATAAGCAACGATATTAGTACGACACATTAATCCAGCAACGTCTGCATTACATGGGATGTATACAAATTTATTATTAAATCTATCGTAAGTATACTTATATCCACTATCAAAAACTGCATAAGAAGATGATGAACCAACTGAATTAAAATATTTAATTAGATTGGTTGTTTGTGTTGTGGTATTAGTTTGACCAATTAGATTACTTCTATGAGGTCCAACTAAGGCAACACAATCTTTTCTTTGGTTGGCAATTGAAATTAAATACTGAGCTTTAGCAACAGAATCATTTTCATCGGTGAGTCCTGGACCCATAATCAGATAGTCAACTTGGATCTCATCTTTATTTGAGAACAAATCATATGATGTTTGAAGACCACCTAAAGTCGCTCCCATTGACCCATTTGCACCATAGTCAGCGCCACCACCAAATGTATAAGATACATTTCCTATCGCGCTGAATGTCACATCTTGAGCATTTTGACCCCATCCTCCAGCAGTTGTACCTACAGGAACAAAGGCACCACTTGTCCCATCTGATTTTGTAAATGTAGTTGCTCTTGGTGCAGTATTCCAGTATCCATCTGCTGCATCTGAAGGAGATTTTCCTGCATAAATCTGATTGGAAAAATCTGCAAGATACTGTTTATACCAAATTCTTTGTGGAGAATTTACTGCAGAAACTGCATCAACTGCCTTTGAAAGACTAATATGCTTCTCAAGAATTGTTCCTGGATTTTGAGTTATTGATCCTTTGTCATCAACAACTACGACGTGGATTCCATCATTTTTTCCATTTCTATCTAAGGAATGTCTATTGCTTGTTGGTTTGGGAGCAATACTCTTCCAGAAAATAGTTGTATTATCTAAACCTAAAGTTTGTTGGTTGTACCAGTCACTTATACTTACTGCTGAAATACTACCTTGCTCAGATCCAGAAGAATCAAAAAATCTCAATGAGTCTGAAGCTTCAAATGCAGCAAAAGATGTTCCTTCTGCATAATCAATTTTGGTTTCTGTTCCTGCGGTGGAAACTCTAGAAACAATTTTTACTGCAATTGAACTATTGGACCCTGAGGTCGCAGTTGTAACTCCAGTAACAATTCCTTTTAAATAACCACTAAAAGTACCTGAACCTGGAATTGTTACACTACTGAGAGTTGTTGTAACACCATATCCGATGGCGATTCCATCTCCAGATAAATCGGTTGAGGTTATGTTAATTATTTGATCTGCTAAATCATCAATAACACAAACTTTTAAATCATTTGCCCAAGTTCCAGGATTTTTTGCAGCAAAGGTAAAGTTCTGTGCTTCTGAATGATTGCTGGTATAGTTATCGTAATTATCAATATCAAGAGATGCAGTTGAACCTACACCAACACCAGCATTTGCATTATTTAAGTTTGTTGCACCAGTCCTTACAACTTTTAATACGCCACCATAAGAAAGGTAAGACGATGCACTCATCCAATATTCATATTGATTGTTGAGTGAAGATGGTTTACCAAAAACGTTAATTAATTCCTGTTCAGTTGCAATGTCAACAGGATAATTAACTGGACCAATAGGGAAAGGACCAGCAATAGCACCTATATTATCTAAAACATTATCAGCTCTTCCTACCGTTAAATCAACCTCTCTGACAAGTACGCCTGGAGATAATTGAGGAGTCGCCATTTTTTTCTCCGTGAAATCTCAGTTTATCTAAAAAATATTTATTAAAAACTTACTTTTCGCGGGGGAAACGTGACGTGAATATTACCAATCAGGATATTCCCATTTATCAGGTACTTTAGTTGTAAATTTATTAGTCACTATTCTCTTTATTGTACAATCTTTACATTCATAAGAGTATGATGATGCGACAGGTCCTCTGTCTTTACGAGTTCTGTAAAATCCATCTATTAAATTTTTTAATTCACCACAAACTCTACACTCTCTATCTACAAGTAATAAATGTCCCAATCTTATTTGTTTGTCAAGATCCATTACATGTAATCCCACATATAAGAACGATCTCCATATTCATCAGTAAACCATCTGTCGCCATCAATATCAACAAAACTGCTATTATCTAACCCATCAGAAATAAAACCGAACGGTGCCATATCCTGTTCTATTTGATTTTTTTGTTCTTCATATAATCTTTTTCTAACATCTTGATCAGTAAGCTCTTTAAAATAATCTTGAGCAACTAACCAAGCATATATTACGAGGCACATTGCAAGATCATCGTTACAACCTTCTTCTGCCTCAAATGAGTTGTGCTTTTGAATAAAGGTTGTCAATTCACTCATAATGTCATAATCTCTAAAAAGAAGTTTATTTTCCTCAATCATCGTTTTTAGATTGAGACATCCAATCTTCTTAACAGTCTTGGACATTTTAACTCCAAGTTGAGTTTTCTTTCCAGAAAATCCTTGTCCAACAATTTGTCCAGCTCTTCCTCTCATTGAACACATGAGAAGATTTGTATATTCTAAATCGTAGTGAATAATAGATGCTACCTGATCTCCTACATCGTTCACTTCACATAAAATATAAGCATTATTATAATTTTTAGCCACATCTACAATAATGCTTGGAAATAGCATGGGTTTAATTTCATTATTCCTATACTTTGCAACCACTTGGTGTGGAAAGGTTGTGATATCAATTACAGTAAATGCAGAATAATCATTACCTACACCTCTTGCCACATCAACTGAAATTAAATAATCATGATCCTCTATCATATCATCATAAACATCTAATCCCCCGCTACTTGTTCTTGGATGATCATATATAAGTGCTCTAAGTTTTGATGGAGCAATAAGAGTATCAACTGACCCTAAAAATTCACATTCAAACTCAACTTTAAACTGAGCATCTGAAGTATTAGCAATAGTTTGCTTTTTCCATTCCTCATCTCTTCCGGGAACTTCCGACCAATGAACATCTGTAAACACATATTCATTTTTACCTTTCTCAGCATCATGCCACATTCGGTAGAAATGATTCATACCATGAGGCGTAGAAACTATAATAACTTTGGTATTTTTACCTGAAGTAATTGTGGGATAAACTGATGCAAAGAAAGAATCTGCAATATGATTTGGAACGAACGCAAATTCGTCCAAGAACAAAATGTTAAATGACATACCACGAACAGCAGATGCTGATGTGGATGCTGCCAAGATTTTAGATCCATTCTCAAGTTCAAGAGAACCTTTGTTCCAAGATATAATACCTTGTTGCATCCATTTCGGTAGGTTCTCATATGCAGTCTGTAACCTGTCTAGGAGCTCCCTGGCTGTTGCTGCTTTGTTTGCTAGAATACCTATATTAACATTGTCATTAAAGACCGCATAGTGCAAAAGAAAAGATACCACTGTCGTTGATTTGCCTGTCTGACGAGGCATCTTACAGATATTGAATCTGTGTTTATGGAAATTATTAATTAACTTTTCTTGGAAATGATAGGGTTTAAATGTCTGTAATCCGTGGTCAAGAGTTACAATCTTTACATAATTGTTTGCAAAATAAACAGGATCGTTCATACATTTAACGATCTCAACAACTTGATCTTCAGTGAATTCGTGAGTTGTATTTGCTTTTTTTAATAACGGATTACCAAGATAAACATCATTTGACATAATAAAACCCTATTGATTAATTACAATTCCAGCGTTTACGTGCTGCTTTACCTCTTTCTCCAGTCCAACTCCGAGAGCGACTGCAAAAATTTCTTCTTCTTTTCCAGTCTGCAGAACCTGGTTCTAATTCTGAAGGTGGTGTGGTAACAGCTGTTTTTAGTTTTGAACCTGGATTTTCTCTACGATATGCTTTTACTGCAGAAGGACTCAGACCATCAGTTTTATCTTGGCGATTTATTTTCTGCCAATCTTCTAGAACTCCCCCTTCTGGTTCAAAATGAGAGTATAACTTGCGAGCAGTCATTCTACCACCAGCGCCTCTTCTTGCAGCGTCTGTATGTCTTTTTGTGCTTGGCTGTAGTCCTTGTTTTTTTGGATCCGATCCAGTTGCAGCAGAATCTTTATCTAAAGTTATTCTCATTTCACGTCCAACAGCAGAAATTCTATTTGCTCTAGTTGCAGTCCGTTTTCCGCCAGAAATCCCAGCAGAAACTTCTTCTTTTTTTCTTTTTGTTAATTGATCAAATTTTGATTTTGCTTTTTGCTTTGGTCCAAAATCCCAAGGAACGTATTTTTCATCAACTTCAACTTCTTCTCCCATTGGTTTTACGTAACTCTTACTTGAACCGGGTTTTGCAGGACTTCCTCCTTGCGGACCAAATGGTTGAATTAAAGGTTGCCCTGGTTGTAATTCCGAAACAGAATGATAAATTACATTACATCCTGGATATACTTTTTGCAATTCGTCATTAATTTCTTTGCGGGTTGGAATTTTGACTTGAGGGAAAAACATTTTTAATGAATAGTATTTTCCTCTCCAAGAAAGAGTAATTCCAATGACATTACCTGTTTGTGCCTGCAACCTAGTTGCCTCTTCAACCTGAGATTTAAAACCTTTAATTGGTTCTGGTTTAATAATATCAACTACTTCTGCAAATGTGTTTCCATCTGCATCTTCAATAGTTACATCTTCTTTTTCAACACAACGATTATATTTTTTGCCAAAAAGTTCTTGAGTTCCTTTTTTCTTATATCCAGGCCAGCACTTCATTTCGTCCATAATTTTATCTACTAAAGAAGGTTCATACTCAGCATTTATATTTTTAATAGAAGTGTCGCCCTTTCTTACTAATGGTATTTTTGGTTCTGTTCTTTTTGATTGTGCTGCATTCCTTTCTCCTTCAGTAGAACCTTTCAGAGAAAGATTTCTAATTCCAGATGAACGCTTAGACTTTCTAATATCTTTGGGATCTATTTCAAAACTTATGCCTTCTTCCATTTCACCACTTGCAATGTAATCTGCAGCAGTATCAATGTAATCAGCCGCTTTAGTAATTTTAGACTGAACCCACGCTTCAAGGTCTCCTTCACCTTTACCAACTTTCGCTTTAAGTCTTTTTACTGCATCTTCAATTGTTTTCAGTTCCGATCTTGCCATTGAATATTCTTCGTCTTTCACAGAAACTCTATCCCATGCCTTTTCGCCATAAGAACATTCGGATCTGGTTTCTCTTTTGTCACATAATGGACAGTACCTTTCTTCTTCGTGCATGGTTTCCTCCGATTTAGTTCCCCAGTTTGCGGCACCAACTTTACGGCATTTGACAAGTGCTCCGGATGCATATGCACTCGGCCAAACATCATATCTAGACTTTACTTTATTGTAACAGGCGTCTTTTTTACCACTACCTTTACTTGGTTTGTCTTTTACTTCTTGTAATTCCATTTCTTCTGTTCTTACATTAGTTGGTTTTGCTGAACCAGTTTTTCGTGGTTGGTTTGGATCTTCTCTATTTTTTCTCACTCTTGCTGTTTCCTCTTGATCAGCATTCAAGTTTCTTTTCATTTTAGAACTTCCACATTTTGGTGTGGAAGTCTGACCTGGTTGACGAGCACAGGGTTTTCCTGCCCATTTTCCTCCAAGTTGAACCCAACCACTTTTACCATCAGAAGATTTTGATTTATTAAACCAATCATGAAGTCCTTCATCTCCAGATTTAGTTTCCTCTTTTACATCTTTAAACTTTTTATGATGCTTCTTAGCATCAGACTCCATTTTTTTCAAACGAGTATAATAATCTGGAATTTCATCTAGATGTTGAAGAGCAATATCTTTTGCCAAATCATGATCTTTAGTATGCTCATGCTCAATTGGTTCTCCCATTTCCAGTTGTTTTTGAATAAAGGAGACATCTAAACGATGCTTCTTTGCAATCTCCTCAACTGTTCTATGGGACTTTAATTTGGGCATTTTTATTTTTATTTAGGAATATTATCAATATTTAATTTATTTCCATGCTTTTTCCACCAAGAAATAATTTGATCATAAGATCTGATATGAGCAGGTCCTTGCCCATCTATGATTTCCCAGTCATCTTTTAGTCCATTAAATTCATCACTATTGATAATGCAGGTATCAAATTTCTTAACCTCTTCAACAAATAGTGGGAATGTATAGACTTTCCCTAAAGAAAAAACTAAGTTTTCAACAATTGGTTGAAGATCAGAATCTGGAATATTAAAATGGAATTCCTCATCTTTGTAATAAGTATCAATTATTTTTTGCGCACGTTCTCTTTTAAGAATATATGCAGTTGCAGACCAATCATTAAATTGCCTTTCCCTCAATTTGATTTCTGGCATTTCATCTCTAACCCACATTAACTGTACACACTCCCAATCATCAGGAAGTTTTTCAATAAACTCATTCCAAGTAAAATTCCAATATTTTATAGTTTCTAATGAAATGTCATCTTCACAAAAGAATCCATAAGGTTCATCAGTTTCAGTTAACCATTTTTTAATACATCTCATGTGAGAAGTGCAGCATCCTTTACTTGCATCTGTCAATGTGTGGACATGTTTTCCATGAATAATATCATTACATTCTTTAAATCTCTTTGAAATGACAGAGTTTACTTTATTGATATTAAAACCTTTAAATTGAGATTCTAAATGATTTCTTCTATCCTCACTTTCTTCCAAACTCAAATAATATACTGATGGAAAATCTTTAACTTTATTAATGTCTTCCTCTAGAATATGTGGAAAATCCATTCCCAAAATATTAAAGTTATTTTTAACAGATATCTTATGGGTATGATCCAAACTTTCATAATATTCTGTAGATAATAGATTGAATAATTCCCTACATTCTTTTGATTTGCCCCACCAATAAGATGAGATTGCTTTTTCAAAAATCAATCCATATTTTCCTGGATATTCTACATTTGTTCTTAACGATTCCAAATCAAAATTGCAAAAAGAAAGTGCAGTGTTCGCTAAAGAATATGATTCGTAGTAATTTTTATTCCATTCTTCGTAACGAGATAGAATATAATACGCTTCTGGTCTTTTTGGAAGAACTGTTATTGCATGATGTAAAAGACTTTTAACGGTATACCATCTGTTCTTTTGCTTATTAAAACAAAATGCCATACGTATTAAAGACTCATATGCTAATTCAGTGCCCACACTTCTATCAGCTGCTCTTAGGTAGTAAGAAATGGCAGATGCAGTTTGACCCAGTTTCTCATATTCAACTGCAAGATTGAAGTTATATTCTGGATTTTCTGTATCTTGAACATAATTATAAAGAGTGTCATTCATTGATAAAATCCTCCATAAATTTTCCCGGAACTTTTAAAACATAAGCAGCATTATCTTGGAAACCAAAGGTAATAAGATAGTCATCCCCATATTTTGCTAACCCACATGCAAACTCAATTTTTGCATTAAGGAAAGAAAATTGTTGAGATATTTTTTTAATATTCCAGTCTTTATCCCAAAAAGTAAATCTGTGGCGGTAAGTTGCATCCTTTCTACCTGCTTCACTTCTGTAGAGGTCTGTTTCATGATTTAAAGCTAGATATCCACCTTGATATGATATAATTTGAGATCCTCCCCTCAAATCTCTTGAATGTGGTATCCAATTTTTAATGACAATACTTTCTGTAGTAGCATTTTCTACGTTAACCCTTACCACTTCAGTACCATTTGTCCATTTGACAAAGTGATAAGGAAGATCTAAAATAGGCATCCAATTTTTATTACAGTATTCTTTGTCTGGAGGAGGTCCCGGTATTCTGAATCTCGATACTTCTTTAACATCATTTTCTGATATTTCAATTTCAGAGAGTTCCATTCTCCCCGTTCCAATTGTATCCAAATCTCTCCTTACACCGCATAGATATAATTTTCCATTCCAATCAATCAATCTGGCATCTTCAAGACCAACAAATTCCCATAAAGGTTGTTTATCAAATTCAGAAGTATCAACTTTTGAAAAATATGAAATATTTAAATCCTCATCTAACTCGCAAAGAAAATTCGTTGTAGTTAAGGTATTGTCATTATCTGGATTCAAATAAACTAGAGGTCCATAAGGATGCTCATAGTTTTGTAATTCTGAATGATACAATGTATACTGTATATGACGAAGATTTACTATTATCTGATTATTCTTAACAAGAACAGAAGGATTGCATAATCCGGTTCCATTTGTATATTCTTCCGGAATTATTAATGGTCTAATTTTTCCACCATTTTCTAAAGCAAGTTTTACAAAATTCATGACAGTTTTAATATAAAATTATTGTAAATAAATTAACTTGAATGTTTGGGTGTAGGTGTTTGTTGCCATTTCGTTCAATTAATAATTATTTTTTCTATTTATTAGTATTCATTGGGGCATCGTTAGATTTCTATGTTCGGAAATGTTTGCTCTACCGGTGCAGTTTCTTCAGCAGGTGCAGTTTCTTCTACTACATCTTCCATTACTAAGACAGATTCTTCAGTTACCGGGAGTTCCTCTTCATTCGTCCAAGGGAGAGGTAGTTGTGTAATAGGAGGATTATATTTACTTGCAATATCATTAGAAAGATATGTCTGCAAATAACCAACATCAAGGTTATTTTCTAACCAACCAATCACAGTTGCTTCTGTAAGAGTTGAATATTCGGCAAATGCTTCTGGACTCGGTGAAGGAAGAGGATAAGAATTATTCATAGATGCTGACACGCCATTTTCATCCTGTCCAGTAAATCCCCAATGAATGACTTTTACTACATTCGTCAATCCATTTTCTGATGGCGCACAATCTAATCTAATAATATTCCAAGTATAATTAATCATTTTCCTTTAGCATACACCATATTTAGATTTTAGATTGTTACATTGAGTCTCTATACTCTCAAATCCTTTCACTGTCATCCAAGTCACCATTGAATATCTGTTTCCTTTGGTTACTGGTTCAACACCGTGACGATAATATCTGTTAGAAGGGAAACATACTAGAAGTCCAGGTTCAGGACGAATACGAATATGAAGGTCTGGAAATACAAAATCACCACCTTCAAATTCATCATTTAGATATAAGACCATTGATAAATCACGATCTACTGTCTTTCTCCAGATCTGTGTTTGGTCTGG